GTGATGTTGGTTTATCTTTCACAGGTGGAACAGATATTCAAGCACAAGCGACAAACGCAGTTCTAACCAAGGTCAATGAGCGTCAGGTTTATCAGACCATGGAAGGCGAGGCTTACAAGACCACAAACATTTCAGGAACATTCCAATTGGATATGTTGGCTGACTGGGGCAAGGCAAACTCAGTTTGCGAGGCTCTATGGACAGCTGCTGAAAGCGCACCAGATACAGATATCAGCATGACACTTACAGCTGCATCAGGAGCACAATTTGTGTTTCCAGTAAAGCCAGAGTTTCCAACCGCTGGCGGTTCAGGTGTTGATGCTCAGACAGTATCATTCACATTCACAGTATCTAAAGGCGCAGTAACCGAAACCTTTAGTTAAAAAATAAAACGGGAGCAAACAAATGAAGTTACCAATTACAATTGAATATAACTCAGGTGAGCAAGCAACTTACATTGCCCAACCACCTGAGTGGGCTAAATGGGAAAAGCAGACAGGAAACACTATTGGTCAGGCATCCGAGAAGTTGGGCATTTGGGATCTTATGTTTCTTGCTTATCATGCACATAAGCGTGAACTTGCAGGAGATAAGCCCATCAAACCAATGGATATTTGGATGGAAACAGTAGCGGATGTCATCGTTGGTGATGCAAACCCAAAAGCCATAAAGCAGGAAGCCTAAACAGATTATTGGTTGAGTTGGCAATTGCCACAAAGATACCAATGAGTGAATGGGTTGATGCGGATGACATATTAACAGCGATCGAAGTATTGGAGGCGAGAAATGGCAGTTAGCACCGAACCTTCAATTTTCTTTTCTAAGAAAGAGCTTAATCAACTTTCAAGAGTTTTTCGCAGCATGGATGATATTGCAAAAAATGAAGCTAAAAGAAAAATCCAAGAATTGGTCGGCAAACAGTTATCTGCTATTAGAGCCATTGCGAGGTCAAGAGGCAAAGTAGCACAAAGAGTTGCTGATGGCGGACAGATCAAAAAGTCATCATTGCAAGGTGAATTAAAATTTGGTTTTGCTTCTCAAAGATTTTCAGGTGGTGCAACAACTCAGTTTAACAATCGCAACGATGCAAAAGGTAATCGTAAAGGTATTGGCGCAGGTGCAGAATTTGGATCTAGCAATTACCCACAATTTCCAAGATGGTCAGGGCCAATGCCAAAAGGGCCGGGTTCAAGAGGTTGGTTTATTTATCCAGCAATCAGAGCATCTCAACCGGAAATCATTAAAGAGTTCGAGGAAATTATTAGCGATATTGTAAAGGAATGGTCTGATGGCAGCCAATAGCAATAGAGCTTTAACCCTTTCAATTGTTGCAGATATTGACAGTCTTCAAAAAGGATTAAAAAAAGCAGATACTGAAATTGAAACTTTTGGCAGTAAGGTCACCGCATTTGGAAAAAAGGCTGCTGCTGCATTTGCAGTCGCTGCTGCTGCTGCGGTTGCCTATGGCACTAAATTAGCCGTTGATGGGGTCAAATCAGCCATTGAGGATGAGGCTGCTCAGTTAAGGTTGGCTGCTGCCCTACGCACCGCCACAGGGGCAACTGATGACCAAATAAAGGCAACTGAGGCTTATATCCTCCAGACATCTTTAGCAACTGGTGTAGCTGATGACCAATTGCGTCCAGCGTTACAAAGATTAGCAGTTTCGACAAAAGATACTGAGGAAGCACAAAAACTTTTAAACCTATCTTTGGATATTGCCAAAGGTCGAGGATTAGAACTTGAAACTGTTGCCAATGCTTTAGGCAGGGCTCAGGATGGCAATACCACAGCTTTAGGCAGATTAGGACTTGGCTTATCCAAGGCAGAATTATCAACCTTATCTTTTACTGAAGTTCAAGCAAAATTATCTGATCTTTATGGTGGCGCAGCAGCTGCTAATGCTGAAACATTCCAAGGCAAGATTGATCGCTTAAAAGTAGGATTTGATGAAGCCAAAGAATCTTTAGGTTTTGCATTACTTCCAGCAGTTGAAAGTTTTATTGGTTTCTTAAACACAACAGGCATTCCAACACTAAATGCGTTTATTGCAGGATTGACTGGAGATGAAGGCTTGAGTGCAGGACTAGCACAAAGTCAAAAAGGTGCTGAAACATTTGGTAAAGCAATTAATGGACTTGCTGGCATTCTTGCAGGATTTATTAATTTCGTTAGAGAGGTAGTTGGTGGATTAACTGAACTAGCCAACCAAGCAATTCGATTTATTAACATTGCTAAACCCGGAGCAGACATTGGATACATTCCAAATGTTTCTCCAAGTGCAAGTCAGGCAGGAATGCTTGGCGCAGCACCATTGCCAGCAGTTCCGGCAAACACTAGAGAAAACCGAACAACAGCAGTTACTAACATTACAGTTCAAGCAGTAGATTCTGAGGGTGCTGCAAGAGCCGTTGCAAAAGTGTTAAATCAAAGCGCATCCCGATCAGTTCCACAGCTATATAACAGCGGGATAACCAGGGCTCGATAATGACAGTCTGGACACCTGACTGGAAATTAACTGTTGCTGGTGTTGATTACACCGACATTGCTATCAGCGATATTGCCCATCAAGCCGGTCGAGATGATATTTATACTCAACCTAATCCATCTTATTTGCAAGTTGCTTTAGTAGCCTTATCTGGTCAAACCTTGCCTTTTCAAATTAATGATTCTTTAAGTTTGCAAGTTAAAGATAGTTCCGGAACTTATGTAAATTTATTTGGTGGAGATGTTACTGATGTAACTGTTGAGGTTGGGGCAACTGGATCATTGGCAACTGTTGTCAATTACACAATCCTTGCAATGGGTTCATTAGTTAAACTTGCCAAAGAAATTTACAACGATAACCTCTCACAAGATGAGGATGGAAACCAAATCTATGAGTTGCTATCCAGCGTGCTTCTTGGTTCATGGAATGATGTGCCAGCAGCATCAACTTGGGCAACATATTCTGCAACTGAAACTTGGCTACAAGCTGTAAATCAAGGGCTTGGAGAAATAGATCAACCAGGGCTTTATACGATGTCAAGCCGATCTGCCGATCCTGATACTGTCTATAACATTGCGAGTTTTATTGCTGATAGCGCATTTGGTTATCTTTATGAAGCACCCAATGGAGATATTGGTTATGCAGATGCAGACCACAGGCAGACCTATCTAGCAGCCAATGGTTATGTTGATTTAGATGCAAAACATGCTTTAGGTCAAGGATTATCAACTATTACAAGATCAGCAGACATTCGCAACGACATTTATATTAATTATGGAAATAATTTTAATAATCAAGAAACCGCAACAAGCCCACAATCAATTGCACTGTATGGCTACAAAGCCGAAAACATTAACTCTGCTATTCATTCAGGTGTAGATGCTCAAGAGGTTGCCGATAGATATATTGCTCAGCGTGCCTTTCCGTTAGCAGCCTTTCAATCTATAACCTTTCCAATAACCAATCCTCAGATTGATAACAGCGATCGAGATAACCTTTTGGGTGTGTTTATGGGTCAGCCTTTAAACATTCAAAACCTGCCAATGCAGATCTCAAATGGTGTGTTTGAGGGTTATGTTGAGGGATGGCGATGGAGCACAAGGTTTAATGAATTGTTCCTAACTATCAATCTTTCACCGGTGCCGTTTAGCCAAGTGGCGATGCGCTGGAATACTGTGCCAATCACCGAGGCATGGAACACAATTGATCCAACTTTGACATGGGAATACGCTACAATCGTAGCCTGATAATAGGAGAAAAATGGCAACTACTACAAACTATGGCTGGACAACGCCGGATGATACAGCGTTGGTTAAGGATGGTGCAGCAGCAATTCGCTCACTTGGTTCATCCATTGATACAACCACAAAAAATCTTAATCCAGAAACTACTCTTGCAGATCTCGCTTATAGATCATCAACCGCAAATGTAAACACAAGGCTTGGCATTGGATCAACCGGACAAGTATTAACTGTTGCAGGTGGGCTACCTACTTGGGCAACTCCTGCTGGTGGTTCAAGAGGGTTAAATCAAATAGTTCCAACCTCAGTAGCAGTTGGTTCAGGAACTGCAACAGTTGGTGCAAATGGTATGGTCACATTTACGACAGTTGGCACAAACTTATCAATCAATGGATGTTTCAATTCAACTTATACAAATTACCAAATTGTGATAGACGCAGATCATACAGAAGAATATAGTTTTTTTGGCGTAAGAATGAGAGCGAGCGGAACAGATAACACGACTGGCAGTTCTTATGTTTGGCAATCATTGAGAGTAAGCAACAATTCTCTTTCAGGAACAAGACTTACAGGCACAGTTTGGACTGATGCAATGGCTTTAGCAGGTGCTGGAACAAATGGCGTGCAGATGAGTTTTTTCAGACCATTTGAAGCAGATACAACTGGCATGAGTATTTTTGGTGAAAACTTTTCATTATCTGGTGCTTATGTATGGAATGGAAATGGATACCATACTCAAAATACTTCTTATGATGGTTTTAGCATAACTATTGGAGCAGGAACAATAACAGGCAAATTACGAATCTACGGATGGCAGGAGTAATTATGAAAGATATAACACCAGAGGATTCAATCGTTCCAATTTATCTTGATCCAATATCTAAAAAACAACAAGATGCGGATGCTGCTGATAGGGCAGAATACAAAGCACAAGTTCAAGCCGAGGCAGATGCAAAGGCAGCAGCTAAAGCATTAGCACAATCTAAACTTGCAGCTCTTGGTTTAACTGTTGAGGATTTGACGGCTCTAGGCTTGTAATGAAGCCTTACTTATCTAAAGCAGCTGTTCAATTACGGGAACAAATTGATGATTGCTTCCCAGAGCGTTTGCGTAAATCTGATGGGTGGATTGGTGATGCTAGACATAGCACACGAAAAAGCGACCACAACCCAGATGCAACAGGATGCGTGCGAGCAATTGATATTGACGCTCGGCTTTCTGACGACAAAGGGCTTTCAGCATATTTGGCAGATCAAATTCGATCATACGGGAAAACCAATGGTCGCATCAGTTATGTAATTCATCAGTCAAAAATTGCATCACCTATACTTGGATGGCGTTGGCGTAAATATAAGGGCAATCCTCATAATCATCACATACATGTAAGTTTCAAGAAAGATCAAGATAAGAATTCAGATTTCTTTCATATCCCACTACTAGGAGGCAACGCATGAAACTATCTAACAAACACAAGGCTGCAATCAAGTCATATATGAGAGCGGTTGCTGCTTCAGGAATTACTGTTGCACTCGCTATCGTGGCTGACATTCACCCAGCCTACGCAACTTTGCTTGGAGCAATTGTTGCACCTATTGCTAAAGCACTTGATCCAAAGTCCGGCAAAGAGGCTGATTATGGATTTAATGCGAAATGACCGCAAACGAAATCATTGGTATAGCCGTTGGCGTATGCGCCATATCTACAAGTTTGTTAGTGGGTCTGCGCTGGGTTATTAAGTCTTATTTGGCTGAGTTAAAACCAAACGGAGGCTCATCAATTAAAGATCAGATTAATCGACTTGAACAGCGTGTCGATGATCTATTTGTTTTAATGTCTAAGCGATAATTTTAATTATGGCGAACACACGAAAACCTATCAAACGCAAAAAGATCAATCGTCGAGTTGTTCGCCAATCTCCTGAACCATTATCAAAAATCGATCAGCATTACACCGCACTACACGAATGCTACAAAGCAGCTAGAAAAGCAGGATTCACACCTGAGCACGCATTCTGGTTGATGACTGAACACAAGACATTTCCTGATTGGATTGTGGGAGATGGCGGGATTATTCCTTCCATAGATCCAACTGACGATGAGGATGACGATTAAGCGATACTTGGTTATTTCGGATTTACAAATCCCATACCACCATGAAGTAGCAGTCAAAAATGTAATTAAGTTAGCCAAGCGAGAGAGGTTCGATAGTGTCCTTTGCGTTGGCGATGAAATCGATTTTCAAACAATTAGCCGATGGGCTGAAAAAACACCTTTGGCTTATCAACAAACTTTGGATGATGACCGCACAGCTACTCAAGAAATCCTTTGGGCTCTCACAGAGCACAGCCGAGAAGCTCATATTATCCGCAGTAATCATACTGATCGCTTATATAACACTCTATTAAAAGTTCCGGGAATGATCTCACTTCCCGAATTGCAGTATTCCAAGTTTATGGATTTTGATTCTATGGGCATTACTTTCCATAAACAATTTTACGAATTTGAAAAAGGCTGGATCTTGGCTCATGGCGATGAAGGCAACATGAACCCCAACGCTGGACAGACTGCCCTAAATCTTGCCAAAAAGGCAGGAAAGAGCGTGGTTTGTGGTCATACCCATAGGCTAGGTATGTCTGCCTACTCAGAGGGGCTCTACGGGGCTTACAGACCCCTTTACGGGGTTGAAACAGGCAACCTTATGAACAGGGCAAAAGCCTCCTATACTAAGGGCTTGGCTAATTGGCAAATGGGCATAGTTTTGATGGAATGGGATGGCAAGAATATGAGCGTGCAGATGATCCCAATTAACAAAGATGGCAGTTTTACAGCTCTTGGAAAGTCTTATGGGTCTTGAAACCGATTATCACGAACGCACGATTGATGACCATATCGATGATTTTGAGGATATTAGCGTTATCTAATCGTTATAGAACACGCCGTAAATCAGATAGATAAAAGACTTGATTTAGGTCAAACTTTATGTATTCACAGATGGTCTGTGGATATGTAGGGAGCGACATGTTACTAGATACAAGTAATCGAGGCACAGCCTTAGATTATGCGCAGCGAGGATGGGCAGTTTTGCCATTGTTGCCACGCAAGAAAGATCCGCACTTTGACTTGGCTCAAAGGGCTTATTTATCAGCTACAACCGACCAGAAACTTATTAACTTTTGGTTTGATTATGATGACAATATCAACATTGGAATTGCCTGTTATCAGTCAGGCTTAGTTGTGTTTGATATTGATTATCGCAATGGTGGCGAATTGCTGCCAGAGTTTGAGCCAACATATACAGTTCAAACAGGTGATGGCTTACACCTTTATTACACAGCTGCAAAATCTGATGTATTTAAGGGCAAGTTAGTTGATGGAATTGACATCAAGTGGAAGGGTTATGTTGCAACCGCACCATCAATCCATCCGTCAGGAGCAAGATATACAGTAATCGATGACCGAAATCCGGTTGCGATGCCTAAACAAATAAGGGAGTGGGCAACAAAATGAAAATCAACGGAGTAACCATTTTATGGTTTATGATAGCAACGGGCTTGTTAGCCTATGCAGTTAATTTATGGCAAACCGAAATCTACAATCGTGGCTATTGGCGTGGCAGGGCAGTGGGTTGGGATATGCACCGCAGAATGATTGACATTAAGCAGCAGTCAGATGAAGTCTTTGATTATGACAAAAACTGAGCAGTTATTTGATGAGGTCATTACTACGATCCAACAGCGTGGAAGTGTGTACGGACATCCTTACTATAACCACAAACGAATTGCAGGTCTTTGGTCTGCATATCTCGATTTCCCTATCACACCACACCAAGCTGCATTATGTATGGCACTCGTCAAGGTTTCTAGGCTTAGTGAAACTCCAGACCATGAGGACAGTATCAAGGACTTCATTGCCTATGGGTCTGTATATAAAACCGTGCTCGATGCAGTTAAAGATGAAAACTGGGAGGATTGATAATGGCATTTAATCTTGAGGATTATGAGGATGTGGCTACTTTAAACAAATGGTTTATTGCCAACTATCCAATGGGTCGATCTGATATATCAGTTATCAGCCACGATCCTGAAAAGGGTTATATCTTGGTGCAAGCAACCTTGTGGCGAGATGCAGCAGATCCAGCACCAGCAGTTAGCAACATTGCATTTGGATCTAGAGAAACCTATATGGCTAATATGAAAAAATGGTATGTCGAGGATACTGCCAGCAGTAGTTTGGGAAGGGCAATAATAATTCTTAAAGGCTCAAACAAGACTGCTACAAAAGACAGCATGGAAACTGTTAAGGCAGATCAATCTTTTAAGGAGAAGCTAGAAAGCCGCCAAAATATGTATGGCAAGGCAGGATCTAAGTCAGCACAAATCGAAACAATCTTAAGAGATAGTTTTGCAGCTGATAAGAAAGATCCTGAACCTGTTGCTTGGTCTGTTGGTGATGTTGTCGCTGAAATTGGTGCATCAATACCTAATGAGCCACCTGCATGCCAGCATGGGCATATTCTTAAAGAGGGTATCAGCAAGGGCGGAAAACCATACAGAGGGTATGTATGCAAAGCAAAAGAATGTTCACCTAAGTGGGCAAAACTTACAGCTAATGGAAAATGGTATTTTGAAGGAGGTGAATAAATGGGTGAATTACAAATTATCGATGGCTCCGGCTTAACTGCCACCTTTACGGATGACGGAGTAAAAGTAGAGCCATCAATGGTTACTTGCGATCTATGCAACGATGACAGATTACTTCATGAGGGCGATCTGCTTCGATGCTATTCCTGCCATGCAATAAACCGAATTCCGTATCATGCCTAATTACGATTACATGTGCGATGGTGAGGGGTTAGTGATTGTATTGGATTTACCAATGGATCATAAAATCCCTCATTGTCAAGTATGCAATGCACCTTTGAGGCGTGTCTATACAGCTGTTCCTACGATCTTTAAGGGAACTGGATGGGCTGGAAAAGATGGTTAATTTCAGATGCAACTTCTGTTCAGCCAATACTGAGTTTGTATGGCTTGACGGATATCCCGAAGCTGATGGCTTTAGGGTTTATCAATGCCTAAAGTGTTGCGCTGTGGGAACAAAAAACCTAGCAGAATCAACTGACAATCAAGAGCCTGTAACTCGATGCACTAAGTATGGGCATTGGATGTTTGCAGATAAGGAGTGCCATACATGTGCGCTGATCATGACGAAATGACACATCAAATTAATTGGGCTTATCAGAATGAATTGCGTAAGCAATGGCTATTAGATAACCCTGATGCACAATACATAGGATGGATGTCTATATGAACGCCACGCCGTCTGACCTGCGGTTATGCCGAACGATTTGGAAGCGTATGCTACCCTTAAACGCAAATTCGCTTTCAGAGCGAAAGGGCGATCTGCGAAGCAGAAAGATCGCAAGGTTTGGTTTGGTGATACCTCTGTTCATAGTCTTGAACATAAGCCTTTTACAAGATGATTCCGTCGCTAAATCTTGGTCTATTAATACATTAAAACAATATGCTTTCATAGAGCTTAATCATTCATTTACTGAATTCTATTGTTTAGATGAGTTATGGCATAAAGAGAGTAGATGGAACTACAAGGCTAAGAACCCTAAGTCAAGTGCATTTGGTATTCCACAGATATTAGGGCTTAAGGAAAAGAATCCTATTAAACAGATTGATAAAGGATTAGCTTATATTAAACACAGGTATGATGAACCTTGTAAAGCATTGCAACATCATAAGATTAAGGGTTGGTATTAATGAGTAAGAAATATGGCAGACCATTATGTGATCCTGACGACCATGTAATCTATTGTCAAGACAATGGCTTTTGGTATTGTCTAGCTTGCCTTAGACCAATGAACGATGAGTAAATCAGCTTTAAGATCTACCGGATCAACAAGGCATTGGAGATCAATCAGGTCTAGGGTGCTTCGTAGGGATCAGTTCATCTGTCAGTATTGCAATCAAGAAGCAACTACTGTGGATCATGTGATACCTAGACGCTTGGGTGGATTAGATAGTGATGACAACCTTGTCGCTTCATGCTCTAGATGCAATTTAAGTAAGGGTGGGCGGTTTTTTGTGAGCGATAGGACACCACCGACCCCCCGTTCCTTTTCTAACCCACAAAACACCTCGATCGCCCACGCTCAGACTGAATCGCTTTGATTAATTTACAAACAGGAGAGATCCTAAGTGATCCGACTTATTCAGGTTTAGGAGGTGTGCAAACTCCACGAATTCATTCAAAACTGACCGATCTACCTTCAAAAGGTCAAGACATGATCGACCTTGCCACCGAACTGGGCATCAACCTTATGGAATGGCAGCGGTATGTCTGCATTCATGGTCACAAGGTCAGACCAGATGGTAGATGGGCTCATTCCGAACTAGGTTTAATTATGGCAAGGCAGCAAGGCAAGTCCACGCTGATGATGCTTCGGATCTTGACTGGCATGTTTGTATGGGGCGAGGGCTTACAACTTGCCTCAGCTCATAGACTTACAACATCACTTGAAACCTTTCGACAGATCGTTGGCTTAATTGAAACAAATCCAAGACTTGAAAAAGAAGTAAAGAAAATCCGATGGCAACATGGTGCTGAGGAAATTGAATTATTTGGCAATAGGCGATTTGTTGTAAAGGCTGCCAATAATGCAGCTAGAGGTTTGAGCAAACCTGAAACCATCCATCTTGATGAGTTAAGAGAATATAAAGATGAGGATGCTTGGTCATCAATGCGGTATTCCATGATGGCTGCTAAGAATCCGCAAGTTTGGGTTTATTCATCAGCTGGAGATCAGCATTCCGTAATTTTAAACAAATTGCGTGAGAGGGCGTTAGCGTCAGCCACGACTAACGATCCGATTGGTTGGTTTGAGTGGAGTGCTGAACCCGATG